GGGGATCTTTTTTCCAGGTATCAGTATAGCACAACCAACGCTCTTCGTGTGGTGACATTTCGGCAGTCCAGTGGTAACCATTTGTATCAATGGCATCCAGGTAGTGTATCCGCGTCTTAGGATCAATGACGCGGGAGATGGTTACGAACTTTGCTCTTTCCATTCTACAATAGCATTAACAAGATCAATTAAACATGAATCACGACCTTTGAATCCGCCCTGTCCTACAAATACATCATCCCACCAGTCAGATACAATATCATACAGTTCTTGTTTTTCTTCAGTCATCTCAAATTTAGCAAGTTTTGTCATTGCATTACCATTCTCTTCATAGAGTTTATCAAGTGCTTCTAGTGCTTTTCTTTCTTGTTCAGTCATACATCACGACCCTCTTGTTCTAGAGTATCATACATGATATCACGGCAGAGTTGAAACTGTTGCCATTCTTGCTCAGTGAAATTATCACTAGCATAAGGAATACCAACACGAGCAGCACACATACGATTGACTGCTTCTTCCATCAAAGGAGATACTGTAAGAGCTGTAGCAATAAGAAAACTAAACATGATTGATTACTTCCCAATGTGAATCAGATTTATCACCGAAGCGATTTGTACCAGTCCTAGTGCTGACCCAAAAGAAGTATTTGCGGTTCTCACTAGCAAGGAACAATTCACCACCAGTATCCTGTTCTACAATACAAACAGGATTGCCTTCCATAGTATTAGCAAGGCGGTTCTTTGCCTTGCTAGATTTGGGTTTGACGATTACTTTTCTCATACAGAAGGCGTCACCTCAATCTCTTTGATGTTCAGACCACACAGTTGATTGTACACACGGTTGAGAATGAGTTTGTCAGCAGACTTTGCTTTAGACTTCTCATACCAGATGGTAGTGCAACCATCATAGGTCTCAACACGAACACGGAAGTTTTTCATTGGGTGGGTTGCTTATGAAGTTATTATAGGGCATCAGGTGGGCGTGTCTGTGCCCTCTGTGCCACTTGTTAAACTGTCCCTGGTCGGTAGTCTTCTGATTTGTAGCGACGATACTTTGCTAGATTGCGTGGTTCAAAGTCCAGCACATCAAAACGGATCTCAAACTTCCTCCATCGGAATGAGAATCCAATATCACGAGGACCAACACCAATGATTAAAAACGGCAACCATTCAGTAGCAGGATAATCATCCCACTGAACTACCATATCAATCAGAGCAAACTTAGGATAACATGAGAGTATTTGGAAATACCACTCATGCCCAAAGTCTTCATAATGCACATAATCAAGGAGTTTCATCATTCTAACCCAATCAGATCTTCTTGTTGTTGCAACACTGTACCCATCGGACCTTTTTGCAGACGTGCAAACTCTTCCTCTGCTTTCTGCCACTCTTTGAACCTATCATGGAGATCTTCATCCATGGTCAGTTCATACTCTTTGCACACCTTACGCTGATCTTCCTCACGCACACAGTCATTGAATACCAACGACATAGCACCGCTACGAATAGATTCAGGTGCCATACCTACACAGAGGAGAAACTTTTCAAAAAGTTTGAAATACTGCTTGGCGTTAAGGTCTGATGCAGGCGCAGTGATAAGATAATGCTCTTCAGGGACAAAATCATCTGAAGTCCAGGAGGATGTCCCATAGGTTGGTTCGAATGTCGCATCAAATTTGAATTGTACTTCAGCGGTGTAAGTCATTCTTCGTTCTCGTCAGGGTTTTTAGGATTAGCGAACGTACCGTAATTGTATGTGTAGTACAAGAAATTGTTGATGCTACGCTCGATGCCTAGCGATTCCTTCACATCCAACCACGACTGGTATTCTAACTGAAGATCTGGTCCTAGTTCAATCTTGATCTCCATAATCAATTACTCCTTGCTCTTTGATTTGTGCTAACAGTTGTGCTTCTTCGACCTTGTTGCCCGCATTACATGCTTCCATGTAGCGGACAACGAGATCACGCATTTCATCACTGATAGTATACTTACGCTCTGAGTTCATTGTAATCAGTGTAGAGGGTCTCTTCATCATCCATCTGTTCAGGATCTAACCACTCAAAGAACTCATCAGCGAGAGCAAGAGCACTGTCATGATCATCAACAGCAAGCAACTCTTTGAAACGATCAGTACACCAGTCATAGATGTCATCACGTTGAGCGGAGAGGCGTTCGATAGTTTGAATGTCCATCACAGTTTGTTAGCGAAAAGAATGTTGTTGAGGTGGTCGTACTGAATGAATTCTACATCATCAGGGAGCAGAGAGACAGCAGCAGCAGCAAAATCGTTAGGAAACTTCTTGAACAGACGCCAGAACTTCTCTACACCATCATAATCTAGATCATCATGGGGCAGCACACGGATCTCCCAGGTGCCACGAGTGTAGCGATTGGGATAAGGATTGATGAACGTGCGAATGTAATCTTGGAGCATGTTCATTTGATAAAGACCTCAATGTTGTGTTCGTAGTACAGTTTAGCACTGTCGATGAGCAATTTGCTCATGTGAGCGACATACTCTACATCTTCTTGATTAGGATCAAAGTCGTAAGCATATTCCCAATCAACAGTGCCATCAGGATTAACAGGAGCACCGAACACTGTAATACCGTCATCTTCAAGCGCGAACGCTTGTTCGTTAACAACCAAGTAATACATGGGGGGTTTCATGGGAGGAAAGCGATTGAACTCTGTAGTAATTTAGCAGGTAAGACGCGGAATGTCAAGCATCAGCGCATGTAGAGATAACCTCCTGCCCAATCACAACGCTTGAACATCTCTTCACGAGAAGGAATAGAGAGCATGTTATAACGAACATGCTTAGCAGGTTGCTTGGTGTTAGCGGGTTTGTACACTTCACCAGTCTTCATGTCAACGAAAGCATGGATGCTATCACGCTTGCCATCGATGCACATGTAGATCTTGTGATACTTACGACCGTCAGAGTTGGTCTCGAAAGAATAACCATCGGGAGCAGTCTGCTGGAGAGCATCACACAGCATCAAGCAATACTTAACGATGTTGAGGTGAATGGTGTTGCGAGCGGTCTGCTCGGAAGCGAACTGGGCGAAGGTGGTGGTCATGTGTCCTTTGCTGATGTAATCAGTATAGGGTGGATCAGAGCAGTTCGAGCGCCTCAGGGGACAGTTGTTCAACTGGCACATCGTTGTCCCAGTTGTCCTCGGTCAGGTCTAGATCATAGGCATCCAGTTGGTTCAGGATGTAACGGTCAAGCAAAACTTCTTCCATAATTAACCAATAATACGATAACAAACAGTAGCATTACCCTTGCGGGTGGATTCAATGTGCGCGAACGCAGCGTAGGATAGGTCTATACTAGCATGAGAGTAAGGACCACGATCATTTACACGGACAATTACTTGTTTTCCATTTTCTTGGTTGGTAACACGGAGCTTACTACCCATCGGAAGATACGGATGGGCAGCAGTCCATCGATAAGCATCGAATACTTCGCCGTTAGCAGTACGATTACCGTGAAATCCGTCACCCAGTCCATAGAAAGTAGCAACTCCACACATTAAAGTAGCAATCATTCAAATTCAGAAGTACGATTAGATTTGTAGGGTACAACAGGGATAGGCAGAGGAACTTCACAATTCACACTAATAGCAGTGGATTTGGTTGCGTCTGCCATCTCACGATAACCTAGACCAACATACAATTGACCTCCACATACTGCTGCTGCCATAATACCCCAAAAGATATAATACCAGCGAGACTTTACTTGTTGAATAGGTTGGTGAAAAGGGCGTTCACGAATAGTTTTACCCTTGTCTGGACTTTCGTAAATCATTTCTTCTTAGCAAATACACAATCAGGATGCCCAGTGGGCAGTTCAGCACACGCACGATCGTATGCTTCAAACATTTTCTTATCTCGTTGGATCAACATGCCATTATACATGAGAATGGCAATGACAGCGAGGAACCAATAAGAGGTTTTCATGATCAGTTGAATTTGGTATAGGTGTGATCAGGATAGATGCCCATCTCTTCACAACGGCACTCGTAAGCAATACGCTTGAGCAACTCAATCGGCATGTCTTCAATGCTGTTGAGAATAGTGCGGCGGAGTTGAGCGGTTTGAGTGTCGTCCGTCATGGGGCGTCTCGTGATTACCTTAGTAGTATAGGGTCAATCCATCTCACAGGCGAGGTATCCTAGACACTTTACCAAGTGTCCCTCCACATCGGAATCGGACAGACCATGGCGCGATGCTGTCTCGCGCACCGTTGCGATGGGAGCACCCCACATCAGATCGATCAGGAACTTCAGTTCAGAGGCAGTCAAAGGGACTTCAGCGGTCTTCATAGGTTAAAGGTAGTTAAGGACGCTTACAGGCGATTCTAGCGGGGTCTCAGGGCATTTGTCAAGGTAGAAGCGATGGAGCAACCACCTGATTTCTAGGAAACTGATCCGTTTCCTGTATTTGCCTGATGCCATGGGGGACTTGAAACTAGTAAGGAAAAAATCCTTGGTTTCATCCCTCCACTGGTTGATCAGGGCATTGATCGCAGGCAGATCTGCCTCATTTATCATTGTTGATGCTATCGGGAAGTGATTCCTATTAGTATTCTTACACACACCAGCATCATTTACAAGAGATGGTACATCTTTATCCTGCAATACGCGGAGATGAATGTTATTTTGGGTATTGGTGTCGATCCCATTGCACAGGATGGGCGCTAGGTCAGGCGGATTGAACGTGCAGGGAAAATCAGTTTTTATAGGCGTGTTCTCAGATGTTAGCACAATCTCCTCACCATTGACAAATGTCCGCGTGTGTTCTACATTATGCGGAACAAAATATGCAACACCTGCGGGTGCATCAGTATCACTGAATAGTTGCATGTCAAATTTATCCCATGCATACAATCTATCCTTGAATAATCTCTGGTTCCAGAACGTGCTGGGTATAATTGCCGCGACGTATTCACAGTTGTCCAAACATAATTGGAGTGCGTCAAGATACATGTCCTCATGTATCAGTTGTACTGGTAGTTTCTTGCGTGATACAACAGTCTTGGCAAGGTATGGTGGATTAGTAATGCACACACGATACCCAGTAGGAAAATACTTGAATGTATTCCTATACTCTACATCAGGATGATTTGGTTCAATATCATACCCATCCCACACTGCATCTACATACGAAAAAAGATGCCCCGCACCTGCAAATGGTTCCAAGATAGTAGTCTTGGGAACCATCTGATACCAGGAGCGGAATGCATCAGAGTTGTTGAATGGGTCAGTGGTAGTATAATACTGACCCAGAAGTTGTTTGCTCATTCAATACCGAGACGCTTTTGAAATTCTACATGATCAACGACCCAAACGTTGTCGGAATCGTAGTTGGACTTAAGACGATCAAACTTAGCAGTCAAGTCAGTATCAACGAGAATGACATACACTTTGCCTTCTTCACCATACTGCTGTGCCCAATCAGCGAAATGCGCTGCTTCATGAAACACGTTATCTTGATGCCCACCTTCACCAAAACAAATCTTGGCAAAGATATAACCTTGAACCTTACCGTTGATCACACCGTCGATAGACTTCAAGCACTCAAGTTTGTCGAGACCAGACTCAGCAAACTCTTTCTTGCTAAGCAAACGACCATCTTTTGTAGGACGAAGATCCTGGTTGTTCAGAGATTGAACATAGATGCCATAAGCACTGGAGACACGGTTGATCTCATCGAGAACAAACGATTCGTCTTTGCTACCTTGACGAGAAGCAAGAATCGCTGTACCATGAGCAACAGCAAGAGCAAACTCAAAGTCAGTCTTGCACTTATCGTAGATAGATTGGCGGTCGCTGTTGAGCAACTCTGCCAGACGATCAAGAGACTTGAAGTTGATCAGATGCTTAATATCTTGGTCAGAGATAGTCTCGCTGTGGATAATGCTCTCAGCAAGATCACGATTGGTCTTGAACTGACGGGTGATACGAATTTGGGAAAGATCGGATTGGAACATTACGATTGCCACCTACATGGGTGGGATTATAGAATGTTGGAGTCTTCAGGGCGCTGCCGTTCCCATGAATCTAGATTAGCACATGACGGGGGAATAGTCAACCCCATCGTATGCTTCAGTGTTGAAGTCAGAGACAGTAGCACCGTTGGCGATGTAGTTGTTCACATCATACACCATCTCAGACTTAATACGGGTGCTGAAGGAAGTCATCTGCTGAGAGAGTTCTTCAGTGGGATGCCAGATCACACGCTTAACGAAACGCTTGCCACCAGCGACAGGGAAGAAATCAACCTGAGTGGCAGAGGTTTGGAGTTGCATGGGTGTCTCTCGATTACCTTGTAATCATACAGCAGAAAGGGGGGCGTGTGCCCCCCTCTGTGCCAGTTCCCTAACTGTCCCCAAAGACTGGGTGAATCTCAGTTTTAGCATGTTCAGTCATGTTAACATGCTGCTCCCACAAGATCGCATCCTCTAGATTGTAGAAAATAGCTTGTTGTTTCGTCTTCTTGTTTTTCTTTTGTTTCATCCACACAACTGCGTACTTCATTCCAATACTCACGAAAAACTACAAGGTTTGCCTGATATCTACCATTATGCTTGGTTTTAT